CCCCACGTCCCGGCCTGCTCGTCACGTTTCCATCCTACTGTCAGCACTTGGTCGAACCATCCACATCACCTGAGCGCTGGTCCATCGCATTCAACGCACACGTCCCATGACACGCGCCCCATGCCCACGGAATTTTAATCAGCAAACTGTGGTGGCCCTGGGGATAGGGTATTGAAAACTTTTTGTGACGATCACCAAACACCGAACCCACAGTGTCGAGTAAGGAATGATTGGCGATGCAAATTAGTTCACCAGTTGGTTAAGTGTTTGGGATAAGTACAACCAAGCAGGCCCATAGACGAATGCCAAGAGCAAAACCAGGACGCCCGCGCAAGAAACTGGCACCCATGAAGGTGGACTACACGCCTCCGCGCAAGCCCGACAAGATGACGGCCAGTCAAATAAGGGAATGGAATGAACTGATTCACAACCCGCTGATTGGCCGGGTTGATGACTCGCTGCTGTATGACTACATCGAAATGGTTGGGGTGCGGGACGTGGCGTTAGATGACCTGAAGGTGAATGGGATGACGGTTCCCGGAACAAGGGGGGTGGAGAAGACAAACCCGAGCTGGAAGATTTATCGGGATTGCCAGGACCACCTGCTGAAGTTGCGGCAAGTGATGATGCTGACTCCAAAGTCCAGGGCGGAACTCAGGGCGTCCGGGTTGTTGGAGGAAGCGCCGCCGGTTCACGATGACATTGAGACGGACTAGACTCGCAAGCCAGCCGAAGGCCCGCCGCAAACCACGCCCAAAACTCGCAAAGACCAGGGGACGTTCCGGGTTTGATGGGGACAAGGCCGACCGCGTAATTGCGTTCGTGGAAAAGCTGTATTCCGCAATCGGCCTGACTCTTCCCAAATACCAGAGGAAACTCGTAGCTCGGCTTTACGGGATGGTGAAGCCGGACGGGATGCGGCGGTATCGCTGGCTCTATTTCAGCGTGGCCCGCAAAAATGCTAAGTCAACACTGGCCGCAGCACTTGCACTGTATCACCTGTTCAACGACCACGAGCCCAACCCACGCATCTACTTGGCGGCTGTCAACCTGGACCAGACGCGGGAGACGTTCGAGATTATCGAACTGATGCTGGAGGCGGTACCGAAACTCAATCAGTCCTCCACCATTAGAAGCAGTGACAAACGCAAGGAGGTTATCCGGTTCAAGGACGGCAAGAGATGGGGTTACATCCAAGCGCTCACTCGTGGTGGCGCTGGCAAGGAAGGAAAGAATCCGTCAGTCGTTATCTTTGACGAACTGCACCAGTGGGGGGAGCCGGACGCCGCGCTGTGGGCCGCGATGACGACCGGTTCCAAGGCGCGGAAACAACCTCTGTTCATCATCACCACGACTGCTGGCAGACATGCGGAAGGACTCTGCTACGAGCGTTATGAATACGCCAAGAAAGTCCAGTCCGGCGCGGTCGATGACCCGACGTTTCTCCCTGCTATCTGGGAAGCCAACGAAAAAGAGTGGCAGCAGGAGGCCGCCTGGATCAAGGCTAACCCGCTGGTGGCAGAGGGATTTATTCCTGTTGAGTCTGTCCATGCGGAATACCTTGCGGCGCGGTCGGATGCAAGAGCCCTGGCAGAGTTCAAGCGCACCAACCTGAACGTTTGGGCTGGCCACTTCGATGCCTTCCTGGACATAGCGCGGTGGAAAGATCAGACGGAGACGATCCACGATGAAAACCTGATCGGCCTTCCCTGCATTGGCGCGTTTGATTTGTCCCGCACTACTGACTTCACGGCACTGGTGCTGCTGTTTGTTGAAACCCTGCTGGATCAGCGGCGAAAGTATTATGTCAAACCCCACTTCTTTCTGCCAGGCGAAGGAATCCATGAGCGCTCGGTCAAAGACGGCCAGCCATATGAACTGTGGGCGGAGAAGGGACTGCTAACCCTGTCGGAGGGTGCGAATGTGGACTATCAACAGGTGTTTGACCGGCTGAAGGAACTTTCCACCATCTACCGTATCCAGGAAGTCGCCTACGATCCGTATAACGCAGCGTTCCTGGTCCAAGCTCTCCAAAATGCAGGCTTCCAGCTTTCCCCGTTCCGTCAGGGCTCCCTTTCTATGAATGCACCGCTCAAGGAGCTTCAGAAAGTGGTCAACGAGCGGCTGATGGTCCACGGCAACCACCCGATTCTCACCTGGGAAGCGGGGCAGTTTGTAGTCAAGGAGGACGAAGCGGGCAACGTGAAGCCCTCCAAGAAGTCCCGCAAACGCAAAATTGATGGCATGGTGTCCGTGACAATGGCGCTGGGTACTGCTATGCATATCAAGCAATTCCGCCGGCCGCTTTCGTGGGATTTGATGCCCTCACAGGCGGCGGATTTGGGTACTCGGGATAAGTAAAGGACAACAGGCTATGTTCAACCCGCTCACGATGCTGCGGACCTGGCTCCCGTCCGTGCTGAAACGTCTGGACCCTCATTCCGAGCAAGTCCTGCTCAATGCCGGAATCGTGCTGCCCGATGGTAAGCGCCCGCCCCCGTCCGCACGCCTGCCTGAGGGCGCTCTACGCAATTCTGCCGTATACAGTTGCATCAAGCTGCTGTCGGAGACAATTGCCAGCCTGCCTGTCCGCATTATCGAGACAGCCACCAAGGTTGAGGCAACTAGTCACCCGTTGGCCCACCGTCTCAGGGAACCAAACCCGGAACAGACCGCCCCGGAGTTCTGGGAAATGGTCCTGGCCAACTACTTTTGTTGGGGCTCCGGGTACTGCGAAGTGTTCCGGCAAGGTACTCGCATCGTGGAGCTGGTCCCGTTCGCCGCTGGCCACACTGAAGCAAAGCGCATCAATGGGCGGCTTGTGTTTGTCTACACCGCACCCGGCACCGGGCAGGTTATCACCCTCCAACAGGATCAGGTGATGGCCTTCCAGATGTTTGGCCTCAACCATGGCCACAAGACGTTCGCTCCGATTTGGGTTGCTCAAAGGGCTATTGAACTCGCCCTGACACAGGAACAGACGGCCACGGAGAACTTTTCGGACGGCTTGCGTCCTGACATTATCATCAAACTTCCGCCGGAAAAGGCGCTGGAAAAGCTGAGCGACTTGGGGCCAGAGTTTCTAAAACAGGAGAGCCTGAAAATCCAAAACCAGATTGCCGGAGCCCGCACCCGGCGCGAACTGTATCTGCCCTTCGGCTATGACTCCACGCCTTACTCTGCCAACTTTCAACAGGCACAATTCCGCGAAACACGCGACTTTCAAATCCTGGAGTTCTGCCGGGTGTGGCGCGTTCCTCCGTCCAAGCTGGGCGTCATCTCGAAACAGCCCAATGCCAACACGGAACAGGACAATTTGAGTTTCTACCAAGACACTCTCCGGCCTGTGCTCAACAAACTGGAAAAGCGCCTGGAACGTGACCTGCTGACCGAGCGGGAACGCGGCCAATACTCCATCCGGTTCTATCCCCGCGCCATTTTGAGGGGCGATATCCGAACGGCCACGGAGCAATACACAAAGCTCTGGCAGATCGGCACGCTCAGCCGTAATGAGATCCGCGACTACGAAGACTTGCCACCGATTGAGGGCGGCGATGAGTACATGATCCCGACGAACATGACAACCGAACAAATTGGCGGCGCGGATCAATCTGGCACCAACCCGCAGGCGTCGTTACGCACCCAGCCGACCCGACGAATTTTAATCGTGAAAAGACGCCCGTCCGTACCCTGCCCGCCCTCACCGAGGCACAGAAACGGTCACTGAAGGGCCGTAAGCAGGCTGCTGAGGGCGTCAAGGGCGCGTTTGCGGAGGCCATTCGTAAGGTAGTGCGGAAGGAAAAGGCCGTCGTCATGGAGGATGTCAGTCGGCTGTTGACCAATCGCAGCCCGCAGGACTTGAGGGAACGGCTGGAAGCGCTCTACTCGGCCAATGGGGAGCTGACCAAATTCCTCAACTCGAACATTTCCGCTCCAATTCGCACCCTGTTTGATGCTGTTGTGGCTGAAATGCGGAAGGAACTTGGGACGGATTTCCCCGAAGACGACCTGGAGAGGATGTTCCGCGAGTATCAGCGGATCTATGTCCGGGACTACACGTCATTCAGCATGTTCCAGCTACTGGACCTGATGGACCAGACGGAATCCGAGGCTGACATTGAGGCAGCGTTTGAGGGACGGTTCGGTGAGTGGGAAAACGGCACGACCGAGGACAATCCGTCACGAGCTGAGAAAGAATCCACACAGGAAACCCGGAAGGGGTCATCGGTGTTCGCCAAGGGCATGTATCTACTGTCCGGGATCACCTTACTGTCCGTGGTCAACCCGTCACCGTGCGAGTTCTGTGACCCGTTGATCGGAACGTACAACATCAACAGCGCCCCAACTCCACCGTTCCATAGAGGCTGTGAGTGTGACGTAGTAAGCGGTCAATAGGAGATAGACAAATGGCAAATAAGTTGGTTCGTGCATTCCAGGCTACCGGCCTGAGGATGGAGAAAAGGGAGGACGGCGAAGGTCACACCATTGTTGGTCACGCTGCCGTGTTCAATTCCCTGTCGGAAGAGTTGTGGCCCGGCGTCCGCGAAAAGATCATGCCCGGCGCGTTCTCCGGCGTGTTGGATCAGGATGTACGCCTGCTTCAAAATCACGACCCTAATTATGTTTTTGGACGCACGAAATCAAAGACCCTCAAGCTATCGCAGGATGCGATCGGCTTGTTCATCAAGGCTGATGTGCCCGACACACAAGCCGCCCGCGACCTTGGCGTTCTAATGGAGCGCGGCGACGTGGATTCCATGTCCTTCGCGTTTGAAGTGGACCCGGCTGACGTGCGGAATGAAAAGGTGGACGAAAACAACTCCATCGACGTGATTTTGAGGGTCAAGCGCCTGTGGGATGTGTCGGTCGTGACCTACCCGGCCTACCCGGCTGCATCGGCCAGTTTTCGGGCTTTCGAGCCCCCGAAAGATGACGCCGGGATAAGTAAGAGTGAACCCGCTCCTGAAGGCGGCACCGCCAAGGGAGGCGCGGGCGATACCAGGGCCGAAGGAGGCACCTCCAGAGCTTTGGAACTCGCTACGGCACGCGCACAACTGGAACGCCTCAACCTCTCCGTTGAGGAAGCCCAGTCCCAAATCTAGGGCCAACCGCCCTACAGGAGTAACTACGATGCGTAAACAGAAGTTGGAACGCTGGCGGGCACTCATGGCCGAGCAGCGGGACTTTCTGGACAACACAGTCCCGACTCGCGTTGCCGCCGATCCGAACTTTGACTTCAGGACGGATGAAGCCTTCAAGGCCCGTGCGGCGGAGATCAACACCCTGTCCACCTGGCTCCAGGAAGACGCTGCCCACGAGGAGCGCTCCCGCCAGTTCGACCGTCAGCCCTCCGGCGCGGGCCGCGAAGATACCGATGGTCAGCGGGAAGGGCACCAGTCCACGGAAGCCGAACAGCGCTCCATGCTGGTACGGCTGCTGACCGATGGTATCTCGGCCCGTGACGAACAGGCGTACCAGCGGGTTCTCCAGCGTGCCAGCCTTTCGACGGGCTCGGGCGCTGTCGGGGGCTACCTGGTCCCCGAATTTGTCTCGGCCATGGTCATTCAGGATCTTGGCCCTCTGGATACCGTCCGCCGTGCCGGAGCCCAGGTGCGCCCCCTGATTGGCCGCGAAAACATTCCGGCTATCAACGATCCCACGGCGGTCTATCAGTCGGAAGCCAACGCGATCACGGCCATGACTGCGGCTGATCCGACGTTCGACAACGTGGAGATCCGTCCCGCTCTGCTGTCGGCAAACACTGCCTATTCATGGCATGTGCAAGCCTTCAGCCCTGCCAACGTTGAGCAGGAAATCAGCCGATCCTTTGGCCGCGCTATCGGTAAGAAGGCGGCTGAGAAGTTCCTTGTCGGCACCGGGTCTGACCAGCCTCAGGGCATCGTGGCGGGTGCTGGAACCGGAGTCACCGCCGCATCTGACACGGAATACACCGCTGCTGAGCTGACCGAGCTTTGGTACAGCCTGGACCAGCGATACCAGGCCACCGCTGTCTGGATCTTCAGCCCGGAGGCCGCCACTTTGGGCCGCACCCTGGAGAGCGATAACGGCGCTCCCTTGTGGTACCCCAACCTCCGCGACGGCACCGACTTTCTGTTTGGCCGTCCCGTGTTCATCGACGCCAACATGGAAGCTCTGACGGCCGACAAGCGGCCCGTTATCGTTGCCTCTATGGCCGAACTCTATGTCATTGCCGAATCGGCCATCTTCCTGGTCGTGGACCCCTACACCCTGGCCGCCAACGCCCAGAACCGCGTCATTGCGTATCAATTCAGCGACGGCCGTGTCAAACGCGCTGCTGCCGGCAAAAAGCTGGTCATGGCTGACGGTCTCTAATCCCGGCAGCCATTTTAATCAGCAAATTCAACAACCAACCGGGGGACTTGGAAACAGGTCCCCCGCAACCCATAAGGAGCCAGTCAAATGGTTATTCGCAATATGCCAACAGTCCGGGACCTGAAAAGGGGCTATCCGGCGCTAGTGGCCCGTGTTGTGGCATTAGAGGCGCGGGTGGGCATGGCAGGGTCACCAAGTCCGCAGGGGCCACGGCAGCCGCAGGAAGGGCGTCGTGAGGCTGTCCAGGACACCAGTGGGGCTAGGAAGGCCACGTCAGATGGTAAGCCACAGGGCGGTAAGAAATCAAAGTAACAAATGGCAACCCTCAACCTCATAGCCGCGCCGGAAGTCGAGCCCGTCACTGTAGCGGACGCCAAGAAACACGCCCGTATTTTCATCGCGGGTGATGACGCCTACGTTACGGATTTGATCGTAGCGGCGCGGGATAAGTTTGAGAAGGAAACCAGGCTGTACTTTGCTGAGCAGACGTGGGAATGGTCAGATGTGCCAGCAGCCATGGCCCTGACTCTGCCACTGCGGCCCGTGATTGCGATTGTGGAAGTCACAGATGGCAATGGGGGCACGGTTGACGCTGGAGACTACTCGCTCGAAATGGCCGGTTTGGGGTTTGGGTGTATTGAGTTTGACCCCACACCGGCTGGCCCGCTGGCGATTCAGTTTTCAGTTGGTTGCCGCGAGCCCTATCCGGCCTGGGTCACGGCAACTGATTACGAGGAAGACGATATCGTCATCCACGGCGGCGTGTTGTATGTGGCATTAGGGGATCACACGTCAGCCACGGCAACCGAACCCGGCGTTGGCGTTGATTGGGAAGATGTTTGGGAATTGAGCGAAGATACTCAGCCCAGTGGCGCTCCACCCTTGGCCAAGCTGGCGATCAAGGCGCTCGTCGCGCACTGGTACAACTTCAGAGAGGCTTACACCGCAAGCGCGAACGGAGATATTCGAGCAGTCCCCGCCAGCTACCTGAGCATCCTGCAGAACTTCAGATAGGAGGGCCGTGTCATGGCCGCAGCGGTAACGACAGTCACGAAATTGGACGACGGATTCTTCGCGGCGAAGTTCCACGTCCGCATACAGCACACCGATACACAGATCACGACGCCGGTTACCATCATCGACGCCTCGGCGCTCAACGGCGCGGACCCGGAAGCCACGTTGCACGAGCTATGGGTCGAGGCTGTCGAGTGGAACTCGTCCGACGTGGACGGCATCCTGAATCTGCTGTTCAACGCGACCGCCGACCAGCAGGCGTTGGCGTGTATTGGATACAGGGGCAGCCATCACGGGTTTCTGATTAAGCCCACTGCTGCTGAAGGTCTCAACGGCGATATCCAGATCACTACCAGCGGCCACGCGAACCCCTCGACCCTCGAAATGATCATTACGGTCCGCAAAAACGTGGGCTTTCTTCAACAGCCTACGGTGCTCGCGGCTTACATCACCAACGAGATTAGCGAAGGGGTCCCGAAGACGCTGTTTGTCACTGGGGAGACACTCAACTTTTCCGTTCCGTTCTCCGATCAGGTTCACGTTACACCCGTCCCCGAATTGGAAGTCAAGATCCTCAAAGAGTCTACGCCCGACGTGTTCCACACCTTCAAAGCACGCGGGACCAACTCCGGCAACCAGGCGGCGCTCCTACTGGAACATGAGATCACCGATGAGGACTTCGGCGAACTGGAAACCGTCTCGCTCGGGGCGTTGCTGGCGACTGGCGCGGCCAAGATCACGGGCGGCTTCGGCAATCGACCGGCGCGTCTGACCGGCTTCGAGGCCACCGATATTTACGAGGGCGAGTCCGAGGACGTTGACGACGTTGAGATCAATCCCAACCGGATCATTGCGGCTGCATTCACCAGCGACGGCGCTAGCGATGACGTGTGGGAAGAAGGCGACGTTGTAACCCTGGCCGTCGTGTTCGGGCAGCCGCAAGTTGTGACCCTTGACGAGGACAACTCGGATATCAAGGTTGTCGTGTCCGGCGACACCGGCGGCGTTGACTTCGACTATCTCAGCGGCTCCGGGGGACGCGTTCTCCTGTTTCGGGCAACGATCCCGGCCTCTGGTGTGGCGCAAGGCGAAACCGGCGAAGTGGACCTCACCGCTGGAATCAACCTCGTGGAAGATGACGCGATTCTATCGACGCTTACCGACGCGGAACCTACGGGTGTCTCTGATCAAGACTGGTCCGACCTTATCACCGTGGCCAATCTTGCGATCAACCCGGACTAAGTAATGCCAATCAACGCGGGGCAGTTACGGGACCTTATCACGATTCAGGAGAAAGTCTCCGGAGCGTGGCGGAACCTCTATGTTGATGTCCATGCTTATATTCGCCCTTTGGCGGGCCGCGAGAAATGGCAGGCTGACATGGTTTCCTCCCAGGTGGATACCCGAATCCAGATCCGCTACTTGCCCGCCCTGAGGGCGTCCATGCGGGCGCTGTCTGGCTCGCAGGTGTTTCTGTTCAAGTCCGTGATTGACCCTGACCGGCTACGCCACGAGCTTGTTATCGAGGCGCAAGAAGTGTTCAACGAAGCCTAATAATGCAGATTAAGTCCATAGTCTCGTGGGAAGGGCTCGAAACAGCTCTCAAGTCCAAGCTGGAAGCCACTAGTAAGGCTGTCTCAGAGGGCATCAAGGCGACGATTCCCGGCCATGTCGAGAAGGTTGCAGACAAAGCGCGGAGCATGTCGCCGGAAGTCAGCGGCCTGTTGAAATCGGCGATTGAAACCCGCGTCAGCAAGGGCGGTCACTACGGCCAAGTTCGCATCAATGAGCAAAAGGCCCCGCACGGCCACCTGATCCTCTACGGCACGGTCAAGACCCCGGCGAACCCTTTCCTGTTCCAGGCCCGTGACGCCTTGGAGGGCGAACTGAAAACCAACCTGGAAAAGAACATCAAAGAGGCGTTGAAGAAGGGCTAATGCTGGTACAGGAAGTCATTGACGAGATTCTAGACGTTCTGGACGTGGCCAGCGTCACTAACTCGGGTAAGGTGCGGCAATGGAGCGATGACGAACCGCCAGAGCTTGAAGTAGTCGCGCGTACCGTCACCGTGACTGCCGAGCCCGACCAGGATCAAGCCGTTCCCTACGCCCGCGTGACGGCCACGGATACGGGGCTGATACCAGACGAGGAGCCCCACGGCTACGACTACCAGCCTAGCACGAGGGTTATCCGCGTCGTAATCAACGTGTTTTCGGACTGGGGAACCGAGGCGCGGGCTATCGCGGCGGCTATCGAGGCCCTGTTAGGCCATAAGCAGATAGACACGGCCACTTTCCGTGGCTGGACGTGGATGGAGGAACCGGCGCGATTCTATGACGACAACACTTCGGACCCCAATCAGGTTTACCGCGTGGCGGCGCTCGTGTTCCGGGCCATAGTCCAGGCGAAATAGGGAGTTTTAATCATAGAAATTGGCTACGGGGATAAGTAGAGAGTAGAGACCATGCCGAACATTCTAGCCAAGGATTTCAAGCTATACCTGTGGGACCCCGATGCTGGCCCTGCGGCCTATGTGGAGATTGCCGGTCTGCTGACTGTAGCGCCGTCTCTTCCCGCGTGGCAGTT